TTCTCTAATATTTCTTTAGAGGGCATTATAGGTAATTTGATTATATCATATCCATCTATCCAATTAGATATAAGATTTCTATTAACATTATAAATCTTTGCAATTTCTTTAATTGTTTTATTCATATCAATATAAAGTTTTTCAAGTTCTTCTTTTGGAGGAACAGGGATTGAAGGGTTTATTTTCTTCAATCTAATATTGAAAGATTTTAACAATTTAGAAATCTTAGATTTACTAGTTTTATAGATTGTAGCTATATCTAGTATATTTAGGTTTTCAGTTATGTATAACTCTTCTAATTGTGTTTTTGATATGTGGAGATCTTTCATTTTGATCTTTCCTGCTTATTGTCTGTGTATTCTTTTGATCTTTTATTTAATTAATGTGCGAATTAGGCGCGGTGCCATAATTATTGGGTATTAAATAACAAAAGCTGTACAGAGTTTCAAGCATACAGTTGAATTTTCTTAATTATTTACATAATTAAGCCGCTAGCTATTAACGGATCTACGATACGTTGTTGTTAATCTATATATCTCTATATAGTTCAGACTATATCTTCACTTAATAAAAAGCGCTCGGCATGTAGTCGTTGAGGATATGATTTTATCATCTTTCCTGCTGATTGTCTGTTTGTTTCAAATTATTTATTATATATTAACTTTTATTTGATATTATAAATAATATATTGAATGTTAATAAAAATAATTGTTCAGAGTTTCCAGCATATAGCCAAGTTTTTAAGCAGCCCCTATCGTTTAAAGTTAAGGGCTCTACGAGCAATTCCGTGATAATCAAGGTTCTTACGGCATTTATTGTTAAATTTCTTATAAAGAAATTGATGGATCATTTCTGTCCATCTCCACACATTTCTATGTGGATCAGACTATATCATCATCATTTAAGATGTTTGACATATAGTCGTTGAGGATTCTGACATCAATTTATATTTCATACTATTTACTACATAAGGTCTTATAATATCAGATAATTTTTGTGTATTTTCTTTATTTAAAACAATAAGAGGATATATTTTATCTTTTTTATTGTAATATCTAATATTTGAGTCCAGATCGTAACATCTTTTTAAATAATCTATTAGCGTATAATTTTCTTCTTTTGTAAAGCCCATAGATGCTATTCTCATATTTACTTTTTCGTTTAAATTTCCATCATCTAAAATCCAGGTAGCCAAAGCTATTGGAGTTAGATATTTTTCTAAATTTTGAGGAATATGTTTTATTCTATTTTCATCATAAAACATTTCTCCAAATAAATTTAAACCTTTATGAGAAACTGTTGTAGCACTATGCATTATTGAATTTCCTCTTTTATCAATATTTATTGAAAAATTAGAAATAAATGGAGAGAGCATTTCAAGTTTCCAATAAAAATACTCTTTCTGCTTTTCACAATGGCTAAAAGATAATGTAAAGTTACGACCGCTTTTATATAAGCAGCCATCTCCTAATACTGTTCCAACAATAATTTGTTTTTGTATATCTGTTATATCAAGATTTCTTATTTCTTCACGTTTTAATATTTTTCTATTATTCTTTATAAGAATCTCATTAACGCGTGCAATTTTTATATTAAAATCTTTTGCTATATTAACAATTGACATATTATTATCAAAATTTCTTAAGACATCACCTGTTTGTTTATAGTTTGAAACATCATCTGAATTTATTATAATTCTTTTCATATCAGTCTTTCCTGCTGATTTTCTATATCAAATTGATATTTTCACTTTAGCTGTAATTTGTCAAGCTATCTTTCTTTATAGCTTATATAACGTTAAAGTAATCAATTATTTTAGAGGTTCCAGCATTTGGTCAAATTTTAATCCAACCAGTGTTAATTAATTGGATTCGACATAGCTTGCGCTAGGGCGATTTTTCCATCCTGAGTCATAATGGCTCGGGAAATGAGCTCATCTCTTTTGTCATCACTTAATGACGGTTGTCCTGCCATGCCCATATTTGATGGGGTATTATTCTCGAGAATCGAAGCATACTTTGCGAGATTTTGAGCAAGGTCTCGAAGAGATGAAGCATTCATCTCACCTTGATTATTAAACATATTCATATATGTCTCCTAGGGGTGAATTGTTTGCCAGCTTACGCCAGCATGTTTAAAATTAAAAAGAACAGTGAGGGATTCCTCAAAATTGAGGATTAATCCTGTCCCTCGGCAGGATATTTAAGAACTTAAATAAGATTAAAGAACTGGAGGATTGAAGTAGAAGGTAGCATAAGCAAATTGACGAGGACCAGTAAGGGCTTGGACTAATCTATTAGGAGTAGTAACAAGTGAACCATTGGTTTCGAAATCAATAAATCTACCAACAACAACATCAGCTTCGAAAGAAAGAGTTGAATTTGGAGTTAAAAGACCTAGAGATGTTGCATAAAGAGGAGCGCCAACATCTAGACCAGTATTAGTGGGCTGAAGTCCATCAACTTCGTCTGTATCGCAAGCATCGAGAGAAACGGCATAAAGTCCGGGTTTTTCCCAACAAGTAACTTTGCCTGAACCTGTTGCGGTGTGGGGACCTAACACCGCGCCTGCGGTAATTTGACCAACAAATCCACCAACAACTGAACCAAATAAAGTTCCGTAACCGGAGATACCTTCGTCAGCTAGCATTAGAGGACGACTATATTTACGTGCGTCTAATTGCCTGGTGACCACTGGGCGCTTCTGAACGCCAGAGGGATTAACATAACCATCAAAAACATCAGCAGCAGCTTTGTCGGTACCTGGAACTATAATTGAAACAAAAGTCACGACTTCTCCGCCCTTGAGGGAAAGAAGACCTGTGATTTGTGAATCGACGCCGTCAAATTGACCTAGAGGCTGTTGACCTGGTTGTAAAAGTTTAAGAGCCATTTTATTTTTCCTTATAATCTTGAATGCCATTTTAAATATAAAAATAAGGCATCTTTCTTACACCTTTAACTTACTAATAATTATATAAGAATTTATTGACAGAAAAAACTTATATTTCGAATGCTTTTTCTAATTTCGCAAAATCTTCTTCAGATTCTAAAGCATTTGTTGGAACTGTAGAAGAAGGAGAGGAGGTTTCAAATTTAGAAACATGAGATTGAGCTTCTTCCAAAGACTGTTTTGCTTTTTCCTGGAAATTTTCTGATTCTTTTAATAATTCAATCATATCTTCGACTGACTTCTTAAATGGGATAAGGGCTCTAATTATATCTTGGAAGTCATCAGCGACTAAAGTATTTGAAATATGTAACTTATCTTTTAGAGAAGAAAACCAGCCTTTATCTTTAATTTGAAGTCTTTTGAAAGCATTGGATTTAAAATTTGATTCTAATTGGCTGATTTGAGGTAGAATGTTTTTATACTCATTAATTAATTGATCTTTTGCAGATTTAATTGATTGGACCAAATTCACTTGTTTTGATAATTGGATTAGTTCTTTAGCATCTCTTGGGGTATGAACTTTTGTAATAACATCTTCAGCTTTTTTATAAGATTGATGAAGGGAATTCATTGAATAAAGAAAATGATTTAAATTTGTAATAAGGGATTCTTTATATTCAGGTTCCAGACCCAAAGTTTTCCATGTAGATTCTTGAGTAATATCCTCAATTTCTTTCTTTAAATTTACAAGAGTTTCCTCGAAATTTCCTTCAGTAAGACCTGCATGTTGTTGCAGCCAAACGGCGCTAAGAACTCCTGCTATTGCGGCTACTCCTGTTCCTATTATTGCCAGGGGTCCAAACGCTACTTTTTTTTTTAACTGAATTTGTTCCAAACAAGTATCGGCAAGAACTCTAAGATCATCTTTATCATTATTATCTAAATAGTTGGCAATTTTAACTAAAGATAGAATGAAATTTTGTTCTGCATATCTATGTTGAGTTAGATGACCATCGGGAGTTTTATTAATAATATTTAGAATAATATTTTGTCTTTCGTTTTCATTTTCCACCAGCCCATTTATTCTATCATAAGCCGGACAAATAACCATAGGAGTTGGATGAGCATCTTCTATAATATTCTTTTTATACTCCATACCTTTAGGGGCATTAGGTTTTGTATTATAGAGTTTTTCTATATCTTTAGCAGACAGAGAATCAGCTCTTGGATTTTCCTCGAGTTTTTTCTTTGCTTTATCTGGAGCATCTAGAGAGATTAGATCAGATTCTAGAGCAATTTTTACAAAGTTATCAAAGATTTCGCTTCTTCTCATTATGATGTTCCTGGGGGTATTATATAAAATATGTGTGTTTATGGAGATCTAGCGGCAACATAATCAATAAAGAGATCGACTATTTCTTTTTTACTATGAAAGGCTTTAGGAATAAACACAATTTTCTTATCTTTAGGAGTATTGTGATTATAAAATTCAATATCATCAACNAGAGCTTTAAAAGAGGGNGTATTAACAACTATGGAGTTATCAACTTTATCATAAATCTCATCGGTAAAATCCAACAACATTTGAGTAATTCCCTGTTCATTATTCGAATAATCCTCAGCCCAAAAATCTGTTGCGGTGTTGTGAGTTTGATTTGAATGGGATTTTATGGGGAATTTAGTTTGTTTAGCTTCGGGAACCTTTTGAATCTGGGGTTCATTTGTTGGTTTATTATCTTTTAGAGTTTTATCTAAAGCATTTGGAGCGCTGCGCATTTTATTAAAGAGATCTCCGACAACCATAAAGCCAGCCGAGCCCAAAATAACCTTAAATATAAAAGATAAAATTCTAATAAGAACTCCGGCAAACATAGGCTTGCCTGTAGAATAAGAGGCTAATGTTCCAAATAATCCTGCTACTTTGGTGAGATTATTGCTTGATATTGAGAGTTTAACGAGTTTAGCGTCTCTTATTTGTTTATTAAATGATTGAGAGCGAATTTGTTTAGATTTTTCGAATTCTTCTTGAGTTGGGGGCGTATTATATTTATTAACTTCTGATGATACAATTGAAGAAATTTCTTGAGGATGAATTTGAGAATCGGAAGAAATTAGGGGTTTAATTTTATTGAATATACTTTCTAAAATTGAAGCGATATCAAAATGAAAAACTGAAGTTAAGACAGCGAGGATAAAGCCTATAGTTGGCATACCTAATGCGCCCAACAATGTACGGATACCAACAGGGGCTAAAATATTGATGACGCTATGGGTTTTATTATTTGGATCTATATGAGCGCCTACATATTCAGTAATTTTGCCAAATAAAGTTTGAGCAATATTTGAAAATTGGGCTTGTTTAATTAGATTAGGATTTGTAAGAATTGATTCAACAATCACATAATCCATATACAGTTCTAAATCTTGATTTTTCATTTTGATTGAGAATCTGCGCTGGTTAAACTTCTTAAATTATTTGCATTTTGAGGGGCAATATGATCTATTTGACCGGCGATATTTTGTTGTTGATCTTCAGTTGTTATGGCATTACCATATCTTTGTCTTATAAGGTTAATTATATATCTTACTCTTTGAACTATAATATTTAATGTTCCTAAATGTTGTATATAATTTTGTTTCATTTGACTTCGCGGTTTAAAATCTGTTCTAAAAGCATCAATATCTCCACCACGATAGGGAAGTTGGAAGATCTTGCTTGTTGCATCGCGCCCAATATCAGCAATATATGCTTTTATTTCATCAATTACTGGATTAATTTCATCATCATTTAGTTGAGCAACTACAGTTAAGAAGCTTTCAATTCTTGGAAAATTTATATTTTCCAAACTTAGAGGTAAAATACTTGCATCAAGAGCCATTGATAAGATGGTTTTAATTGCTTGTTCGTTTTGTTTCCCTGTTTGTCCCGCGGCACCAGTTCCGCCTTTTCCTGGTTCAGCAGATCCTGGAGAAGTTATAGCACAATTAAATTGTTTACCTAAAGCCATAACTGCTTCTTGATATTTTTTAACATATTCTCCATAGTTTTTAACTAATGCAGTTGCATATGTTGATAAAGCTTGAGATCTTAAATATAATAAATTAACGGTTTCACACATATTATCTGCTGCAGGAAATAATTGACCACCCCTATCAATTCTTTTATTTTGAAGCCACAACTTAAATTTTTCTGTATCTGAAATATTATATAAAAATAGTTGAGTACTTTTATCTGCTCCTCTAAAGAAAGGAGCATNTTNTGGGTCTGTTAATGCTAGGGGATTTTTAACAATAATATTATTACTAAAAGTATCAATTGGAACATTTGGATCCAAAGTAGATGTTGGAGTTTCTTCTTTCTTAGGTTCTTTAGAAACCTTTTCACCTTCGGGCAATTTTTCATTTAATTCATCAACAAGTTTTCTTAATGGGATACCCAGTGGAGTTTCGCTATAATTATTAATTAAATAAGAAATAAGACCAACTAAAGCATTTTTATCAACAAATAAACCTTTTGTAAAAGTCTCACCAGTTGCTTTATTTCTTACTGGATTTCCTTCTTTTTCATATTTCTTATCAATATTTATTGTGTGTATATCTAAATCGGGAGCATTAAATTGATATAAATCAGTTTTTCCTTTAGCCTCATCTTCTGAATAAACAATCTTTTTACCATCAAAGTTAATTTGCTTTAATTTAATCCAATTTAAAAAATCACCCAAAGATTTAACTTCTTTAAAAGTTGGATCTAATGTTGTTTTATCAGCGGCGGAGATTGGATTGAATTTATCTTTAGCTTCTTTTGCTTTTTGAGGGTCAATTTTTCTTTGAAGCTGAAGAGCCATTTTTTTAGCTAATTGATAGGTTCTTAAATCCCAACCACTATCGGCAGCGGATAATGGAGCAATATTTGGAGTTGGTACTGCTTGAGCGAGTCTCTTAATTTGATTTAACTCAGCTTCAATCAGTTTTTTAATTAATTCATTATCTTCAAAAATAGAAGGCATAATTACCTTTGCACAGTTAATATTACATATGAGGTTGAGACATAGGACCTTTAGGCGGACCTTTTAATTGAGAGCTTATTTGATTAATAACAATATCTACATGTGTTAAAATATAATTAAGAATTTGACTTTGCAATTTAGGATCATTTGCTTGTTCTTGTGTATATCCTAAATGTCTAACGATATAATTTGCAAATAATTCAGGTGTTTGTAAAAATACTAGATTCATTTCAGGAACTGTATAATTAGAACCTTTTACAGACATCAAAATTCCTCTTAAAGCCTTTTCTTTCATTTTAGATTCATCGCGCATTATATCTTCATCTTCTGCGTTAAATTTTGCGGGATCTTTTCCTCCAAGTGGAATTTGATGCAAAGGCTGGGTACCTTGAATTAGGGGTTTATATTTAGGAGATTCTAAAACTGTTTTTGAATATGATTTATAAAATCCCGTTAATTTATCAATTAATGGAGTTAATTTAGTTGCATTTTTAACTTTTATTTGTTGAAGCTTTGGATTTCTTATTTGATTATCGGGAATTAATAATGAATTAAAATTTGATAAATCCGCACTTGAAAAAACAAATTTTGGATCCATTCTAACTTTAAAATCTGGTTGTATTTTAACTAGAGATTCGGCAAATGCGTATAGAGTCTTTAAAGCGTTATTAGTTCTTGGTCCCCAGGCACCATCTGATTTTAATTCAAATTTTCCAGCTCCGATATGTTGTAAGTTTTTCATTACAATATCCATATCGACATAATCTGATTTAATTTTATCTTCCCATTTTTCGGTTAAAGGACTTGAATATATCTCAACTCCTTTTAATGAGGCTTTATTTAGATAAGTATTTGTTACGAAGTCATTAAAATCTTTTTGAGGATCTGGATTGGCTTTTTGTTGTTCTGGAGTGGGAGTTGGAGAAATAACCTTTCCACCAGCCCCAATAACTGGACTAGATTTATAATTCGTGACTTCTTTTGAAAATGCTTTAATTGCATTCTGCATTTCCATTATTTCATTGGATCTAAAAGATTGAGTTTGTTTTGGAACGACTGCCGTTGGAGCCTTTTTTAAAGGAATATCACTAGGAACAGGTTTTTTTGCTGGCTCAGTAGAAACAGGTCTTTTCTTTGGTGTTTTTCTTCGAGGCAGATCATCACCTTCACCAGGACTTTCAGCAATTTTTATTATTTCTTGAACAATATCTTTAAGAGTGCCCATTACACCCACTCCTGTTCAAATTTATCTAATTTTGAAGTTATTTTATTCAAATTTAATAATAATGATTTGACAGTGCCTAATTTCTGTTCATCAGATAATGAATTAAACTCTTTTTCAATTTCATTAATAGCATTTAATCTTTTATCTAACCATATTAGAGGGGCTTGTTTTTCATTGTCATCTAAATCAATATCAGTTCTTATCGCCGCTTTATCTGCATTTATTCTATTTTTAGCTTTTTTAAGACTTTCATTAAAAGAAGATATTTCTGTTGGTATTTGTTCTTTCTTTTGACTTTTTTCCTCTTCGCTAATAATATTTTGTTTTACAAAATTATCATTTCTTCCTTGTATAATTGTTCTAGCGGAATATGCAGCTTGCAAAGCCTGTTCAACATATACATATGCTGTATCTTTCTTTTCTGAATCAGATCTGCTATAAATAACATCAACAACCCAAAGTGTGTTTTTTCCAGCTTTAATGTCATCAATATCATTAATTATTTCATTTATAGATTCAACAGAAATATTACCAGAGTTTATTTTTGAAAGCTCATTTATTATTTCTCCATAATTTTTATTAAAAATACTTTTAACAGCAGGATTATCTAATTCAACATCAAATATATGTTTTGCTTTATTTAAATATCCAATAATTTTATTTAATTCATTAACTGATATGAATTTGCGCCAAGATAAAATATCCTCTTCAGTTATTGAATTCATATCTTTAGGAGGTGGCGGTTTAACAGCCGCCGCTTGTGCTTTTTTTATTAAAACACTTTTTACAGCCCCAATTATCTCATTAGCATTACTTAATTTACCTGTAGGCTTCTTCTCAACAATCTTCATATTCTTTAAATGTTGATCTAATATAGTTTCAACTACAGAATCGCCTTCAACACCCTCAATCTTATGACTCCCATCAGGATGAGCTGAATTTATTAAATCTTCTCCGGTTTCTTTCGAGACATCATAAACATCTCCACCAGCCTTTTTATAACTAACAAATTTGTTCTCCAATTCTTCAGCATATTTTTCCATTCCAGACTTTCTTAGCCCAGAACATAACTTTAATAAATTAACAGTTAAATTATTAGATGGAGTTAAATCTAACTCTTTCTTTGCTGCTTCTTTCTTTATTTCATATTTGATCAATCCTTTTTCAATTGCTGCTAATTCAAAAGCTTTTAAAAGGTCAGATTGATTGGCATTATGTTTTAAACTCATGTAATTATACCGTTATTATTAATCTTTATTTATGCGATTAAAGCCATAGACACTCTAACATAGGGGATTGCGTCGAGGGAGGCGCTGTCACTAACGCTACACAAGGATGAATAGAACTAGGCTTTCTTGAGGTCAATATGCCAACCTCACTTACATACAAGTTGGCTCTTACTGGATATTGCTGATTAGTTTCAAACACATCTGTTTGAAAGAACATTCTGTTATACCACACTGTCATTCTTTGAGAGCCCATTGTTGAATCATCTCCAGGCATATTAGGAACATAATAGGTATAACTCACAACAGTTCTTATTGCATTTGGATGACCGCTTCCTGTTAAATCTAAATTCAATGGAGTTCCAGCTAAAAATGTTATTATTCCATTTACTGGATTCAGGGTAACATCAACAGTTGAAGTAAAAGAATTAGCCATTATATTAGATTTTTTTAATTCTTTAGAAATATCAATTGGTGTCACTAATCCACCAGGACCAGGAACTCCAGTTGCAGGAACAATTACAACTTCATTCCACGATACATTGGTAAATGATTTAGTTCTAATATCATCAATAACACCTATCGGAGCAATTCCAGTGCTAACAGTTGCCATTACTTGATTGCCAACTACTGTTAATTCAGCTATTTGTCCAGGTTTAAATTCGGGGGATGGATCAGCTATAAAACTTGCTGGCAAATTACTGTTATGTACTATTCTTAACATTTAAACCCTTATAATTATTGTCTATATTTTTATAGGAGAAAACGCCCCTATATTTAGATATATATCAAAAACAAAAACCCCACATTGATTAATATGGGGCTTTGTTAAAGTTATTAACTGTTCAAATTTTCTTATTCATCCTCAAATAGAATATCTGTATCTGGAAAGTCTTCTTCTTCCATTTCTAAAATTTCAGGATCTTTATCATCTACAAATCCATCATCCGCTAAATTCATTACATGACCATGGTCTAATAAATTCTTTAACATCTTTTCAGGCGTTAATCCATGGGTGTGTCTATCAATTCTTACAGGTTTCTTTTGTTTAGCAATTTTTTCTAAAACATTTATTACCTGATCAGCTTTAGATACAAAACCATTTTCTTCAAAAATTTCAGCTGCAGAATTTAAATAATCAATTGCTTTATCTAACTTATCGATATAAACAATTTTTTCTTCAGAATTTTTAAGCTGTTGCTGCATTCCTAAAATCAACTGATCTTCAAAAACACTCTTTTTAATCATAAAAACCTCAAATCTGCTTAACAAAATCCTCAAGAATTTTGGTTATTTCAATTGATTCAGCTTCCATTCCAGCTTTTTCAAATATTTCAGCAGCTAAGTTTAAATACTCAGCAGCTTTTACCAACTTATTAAAATTATGCTTATCTTCCAATTGATTGGTGACTAAGCTCTTTTGCATTGAGCTCATAATTTCGTTTTCGAAGCTGCTGAGTTTAAACATTTTTACCTTATTTCTTTGATTTGCTACCTGAAGAAGAGCTTGTGCTTTTTGAAGATGTGCTCTTTGAAGATCCCTTTGGAGGAGCTTTCTTCGCTTTTCTAGCATCATTCTTATCTTTGCTAGATTTGGAAGAAGAAGATGAAGATGAGGGTTTCTTTGAGTCTTTCTTGTCAGACTTCTTCTTATCACTCTTCTTCTTATCTTCTTTCTTTGCCTTGGCTTTCGCCTCAACAACTAGAGAAGCAAGTTTAAGACTAAAAGAAGCGCTTTTATCCATTCCAACTGAATCAAGAGCCGCTGAAGCTGTTAATAATGAATCAATTGCCACATTGAAGGCTTCTGATGTTTTTCCTTCTTCTGAAGAACAATCATCGGCATCACAACTATCGCAATTATCACTTGAACAAGAATCATCAGCATCTTGATCATCTTGGTCATCCGCATCATTAACTTCTTGATCGTCTGCCATTAGTGAGTCTCCACAACAGGATTCATCTGATGATTTTGAATCTGAAGCATCTGATAAATCAGTTGCATATTTATTAAATAGTGACTTATGTTCTGCACTATTAAGAACTGCATTCATTGTTGCAGCCACAAAATCTGATACACTTTTATTATACATAATTACCTCGTTTAATTTAATTAAAACATTCTCTTTATTGTACTAGAATTTAATGCTGCACTTAATAGTGAGGAAAAACTCTCTTCTGTCACGGGATTAATCTCACCAGAACCAATTAGTCCAACTTGAGGAATAATACCAGCTTCTTTTCTCATAATAATATTATGTTTGGCAACTACTCTCTTTAATGAATCAAAACTTTCATCATTAAACTTCATTATCTCATCAACTTGTGAAGAAATAGCATCTCTGTCACTTGGACATAAACCACGATCAACCATATCATATGCTAACTCATATGAACGGGCAATCTTCACTCTATACTTATTAAGCTCTTCTTCGACCATAGACTTAACATGTTCTTTAACAAGTTCGCTAGCGAATTCAGATCCACCATCAACTTGTCCCCAATATTTCTTATAATAAGCAACTGCATCCTTATCAAGACCTTCTGCAATAAGAGCGTCTAGATCTGCTGGATCAAGTTTGCCCTCAACAACTAGCTTATGAATTGCTTCGGCTTCTTTACGTACCTTTGGAGGAGCAGTCGCAACATCCAAAATCTTATCATGCATTTCTTCTAAATCTTCAACCTTAGCAAGATCATCTTCGGGCTTTACATCTAAATCTGTAGTAAATCCACCCTTGGGATGAGCTTGATCTAACATTGGGGAGAATTTAAGAGCTTCAGCAGCGAGCTTTGCTCTAAGAATTGCA